GGCCAATGATCCGTCAATATACATTCTAAAACCATCATCTGTATATCCTGCAAAGTATGCTTGCGTAAACCATGATGGAACAGTTATCTGTCCAGTAAATTTAACTATAAAGTTTTCATATCTGTTACCACAAACTGGACGAGTCATATAGTTTCCATTTATTGTTCCACTACATAAGAATTGATCTGTGGCTGCGAGTCCATCAACTCTAATTAGACTATAAACATCGTATGCCAAACCAGCAGAACCAGCACTGTCTAATGCTTGCTGAGCGTTTGAAAGATTAATGTTGGCTACTCCAAGTGCATCGTAGGCATCATTCTTATTGTCTAAAGCAGTGGCTACTGTTACTGTTTGTCCGTCTACTGCTGATTGGGCTAAGTTTTTTTCTTCAAGTGCCGTGGATTCTGCGTCAAGAGAATCATCATATAGGTCAGAGGTTTGGGTCTGTGTTTCTTTTGCAGAAACGGCAAGGTCGTATTTATCTTCTGCTTCTTCAATTAGGGATATTAATTCATCTTTATAGCCAAGGTCGTCAATGCTATTATTTAGCTCTTCAATTTCTTGAGCTGCCAAGCTTAGAGGGTCATCGGAATAGGCGGGGGACATAAAAAGCCATCCAAATGCAAGCATTATGGACGCTGTTATTCTAAATAATTTAACCCTTTTCAACTATGGCTCCTACGCAAACAAGATGTCTGCTTAGTTAATTATACCACTTTAGTTATTTGGGATTATCTGTTTTATAAAAGCCATTACCTTTAAATTGTATACCGAATGGAGTAAAGAATCTTGTCATATCTGACTCGCATTCAACGCAAGTGTACCCAGGGTCATCGTCTTTAATTGATCTTTGTATTGACATTGTGGGGTGCGCTTCATCATATGAGCATTTATATTCATAAACTGGCATTATATAAATATACTATATATTGGCAAACTTGTCAATATGAAAAATGCTACAATATACAGTATGAAATCATTTTATCATTTGCATGTTAGTAGAACAAACGGAAGATTCTTCCACAGGTATATACTAAAGGATATTCTTCAGGCATCAAAATCGGAAGACACAAAGTTCTTGATCCCAGAGGTGATACCAGAAAATTGGACACATCATGGGTGGAATAATCTGATATCCGATGACACGTACATAATATGTGCACTAAGGGATCCAGTAGAAGCAATAGTAAGCTACAACCTAGCTTTTAGCGCAATTGTAGATAAAGAGGATTTTTTTAATAGGATTGATTTAGTGACTAATATTCAGTCTAGGAGCTTTATAGAGTGGAAAAATAATAAAGTTGATCCTCACGAAGATGTTGAGCTGAATAAGGACTTAATACTATCAAGACTGAATAGGGTAAACCTTTTAATAGACTCAAAAGATATTAACATAAACACTTACAATAAGATAAAGAGAAAAATTACTGATGACCTTGGTTTTAGCGATGTTAAATATTTTGATGACCTAGAAGACACGGATCAGTTTATGTCTTATGGAGTTAAAGAATTTTATGAGTCTTTAACTGAGGAAGAGATAAATAAAATTAAAGAAGTAAACTATATGGATGTAGAGTTATACGAGGCTGCTAAGAGCTTATTCTTCCCCATTTAATTTTGTTCCATCCACGCTCATGGAAGTAATAAAGTATTGTTTTTGTAAATACCTCAAAGCTTGCGATGGCTCCAGCCGTAATTGGCTCTTTGGTTATTACCCAAGATATAACAAATGTATCTGCTGTTCCAATTATGCGCCATGTAATAGCCTTTAATGCTGATCTTTGTTTAGATACATTCATGATGGCCACTCCATATTGTTAGGCTTAGTAATCAAGTTCCAGGCTTTAGATACCCATCTCTTTACGTTTTTGCGTAGCCGATATAGCATGAATGTCTGCCCCCAAATCTACTTGTTCAATCTTGTATCCTACATCACGACCATATACAATGTTGGTAATGTTAGGTAGTCTTAATACTAATGCGCCATCCATAAATTCATCCTTGGCAATATACTCTTTTACCTGATCAAATTTAAGAGGGTCCTTCTCGCTTGTGTTGTAGGTGTTGCGGACTCCAAGAAGTACTTGGTCAGTTCTCTTGCCAGCCTCCTTGTAGAGGGCGTGGTGGCCCTCGTGCCATGGCTGGTATCGGCCAAGCATTAATGTGGTTGGCGCTGACCAATCATGTAGGTTGAAGTAGCTAATAATTACCGATGCTTTTTGCTCTGCGTCTAGCTTGTGACTATCAAATTTAGCGTCAGGATCTTCTGGATTTTCAAACATCTTATTTGTATCTTCAAAACGTCCTTCTTCAATTGTATCCATAAAGATTAATATGTCTGGCTTACCAAATGCTGAGCGTGTTAGTTCAGTTGGACAAACAAAGTCTACTATTACTGGTGCTACGCCTTGCTTTGAAATAAGCCTTGCCATCTCGCCCATACGCCTTGCCTGCTCAATCCTATCTTCAGGACTAAACCCTAGATCTGAGTTTACTGTTGCACGAACCTCATCCGCATTAAGGTGAATCGCATTGATTCTTTCTTTTAAAGCTTTGGCAAGCTCTGTTTTACCTGAGCCTGGGAGGCCCATAATCTGAATAATCATTTTATCTTTCTTGTTAGTTAGCTTTTACTTTTTTGATTTTGCTCTTGCTTTTGCAAGTGCTTCAAAATCTTTTACCTTAGTGTCACCAAGGTAACCCCAAGCATATCCATCAGATATCATCTGATCGTTAATAGATACGGTCTGGTCATCTATGAATATCCATCCAAGAATTCTTCCATATTTTTCTGAAGAGTCCATCTTTTCTGTTTTAATTTTTACAGACTTGGCATCTTTTAGCTTATACTTCAAGTACTCTTTTGCTTCAAGCCCCAGCTTTTTTTCCGCCAGATCTTTTGTTCTTGATTCTGGTGTGTCTATCCCAGCAAGTCTTACCCTAGATGCAAATAAAATATCAAAGCCTAGATCGATGAGGACATCAATAGTATCCCCATCGACTACACCTTCTACTTTTCTTACGTAGTACTCGTACACTACTTAATCTTCTTTGGTGCTACTTTTTTTGCCGCTGGCTTTGCTTGTGCAGCCTTCTTAACTGGTGCTGGTGCTAGTTTATTTAAAAGTGGAGCATCTTCTTCCCCAGCATAAACTGGACGGCCCCAACCTACAACAGCATTTAGTAGCTTCTTCTTGTTATCCTTGACATATGCACGAGTCTTCTCAACACACATTCCGCCGTTACGCTGATCTCCTTTTGCGGTTCCTGAAGTATTTCCTTCGATAACCTGAATTGTTCCATCGCCATTGTTCTTGATGCACAATCCAACATGCGAAATGCGATTTACACCATCATCTGGGAAATCAAAATAAATCCAATCTCCAGCCTGTGGGTCATCATTACGTGCATCTGACCAGCGGCCTTCCTTCTTAAATTGATCTGACGCTGCTACAGTCGATGCTGACTTTGGGAACTTTGCGACCCCCGCAGTATATGCACACCAAGAAACGAACGATTGGCACCATGGTTGGAAATTAACTTTTATCCATGCACCATACTTTGTTTCGTTATCTTTTGGACCTTCAATTGTTCCAATTTCTTTTTTTGCAACCTCGATGATTGCCTCTAAACTTCCTTTTGTTGCCATTTTGTTCCCCTATCTTGTTGTTAAGTTGCTAATACTATCCTAGTATACCAAAAAATTATTTAACGTTGCTGTATATGTGCTCAAGTATTTGAGTATAGTATTGTGGCTTTAGGTGATCATTTAAGAAATAGGTTATAGGGGTTTTGGGCTGCATCCGTGGCTCTATCATGTCCGTACCAAGTATATCGGATATGCTTACTGGCTTATCCAACCCTCTTTCTAAGCATTGCTTACGCAGCTCTGAAACAAATTTGAGCTGAAATTCGTGCCTATCTTCAAACTCTATCGCTGGGTCCGTGTGGTTGAATCTGAACCTGCTGGTAACTATACATATGAACTGTGGCATAGGTTCTATGAATATAACTCTTGCCTTGCTAAATTTACTTGTAGCGTTATCTATGTATGTCTTTACCACACTCTCGACATCTACATAATTTTTTAGTTCAGTTTGCGGTAGCCAGTTTCTTACATCAATATATCCAAGCCATGGCATTATTATATTGTCTTCTGAATTCCACTCATCAAGTACTTCTTTTTGAGTACCGCTGGCAAAGTTTTCAAAATCATAATGTAACGCTGATCTCCCTGGATGAGATGATATAAAAAATTTAATGTGGTCATCTTTGTATGTTACAAGACCATCTTCCATCCAGACCTCATGACCAGTTTTATCTAAATATTTTGTTCTGTACTGGTGGTCAGACTCTTGTCTAAATGCTGATTTAATTTTTGATGACAATGTTTTCCCTAGGTTAAAACCTAGTTTTGCTGAGTGCGAGTCACCAATTATTAATATATTTTTAGTCATGTATATATTCTATCATAAGTGTCCCCAGATGGTTTCGAACCATCGACCCGCAGATTAAAAGTCTGCTGCTCTACCATCTGAGCTATAGGAACTTGTGGCAGTTTAGCCTCATGCCAAGGAGATTTTTTTATGCGCTAAGTATTTTTGCTATAGCATTAATTGTTGCTGCAATTCTTCCGATATCACGCAACTGCTCATATGTATAGCCTTCGTTTCTAAGGACATCAAAATGTCCAGATACGCAGTAATCGCACTTTCCAATAATTGATGCTGCTAGCGCATAGGATTCAAACTTAGCTTTAGTTGTCCCCCCATGAGTACCCATGATATTCATTCTCAATTGACCATTGACTCTTTTAAACTCTTCATCATGTGATTTTCTTGAGTATGGATACCATACATTGTTTTGTGCCATAATTGCACCAGCGCCAAGTGCTGCATCTCTTTCTACATCATTTGTTGAGTGTCCTACAAGAAATGCAAGCAGCTTAGAGTTACCAGTTGCAAATGCAGAAGCAATTGATAAATACAATGCGTAGTCAGGATCAATCTCTGATCTATTTACTACTGCATCAAGATTTAGCTTAATGTCTTTTGCATACTCAGGGATTGATTCTTTTAGTTGATCTACCCATGTCATAGAGTTTCTCCTCCAAGAGGTCTGTTGCAAGCACAAAGCTCACCAGTCTGCAGTGCGTCAAGTACTCGAAGAGCTTCGTCTGCGTTTCTTCCGACATCCAAGTTGTTGCATGTAACATGCTGGATAATGTTGTCTGGATCTACAATAAATGTTGCACGATAAGCAACACCAGATGGGTGATGCACTCCAAGATCATTTGCAAGCTGATGAGCCGTATCTGCGAATGACCATGAGTTTGTCTTCTTTAGATCTTCGTGTGCATTTCTCCAAGCAATCTTGCAGAATTCGTTGTCTACCGAACCAGTCATAAGAACGGTGTCTCTATCGTTAAAGTCATTTACTAATGCATCATAAGCAACAATTTCTGTTGGGCATACAAAAGTAAAGTCTTTTGGATAAAAAGCAATGATCTTCCATTTGCCTGGAAAAGAGTCTTGCGTAATTGTTTCAAAAGAACTGTCCTCGTAAGACAGTGCTCCAGGTTTAACTCCAGTAACGGCAAAGTTACCAAGTTTATCTCCTACGGTTTTCATTTTTCTCCTTATATATAAGCGATACTTTTGTATCGTACCCCTGGCTGGGATCGAACCAGCGACCTACAGATTAGAAGTCTGTTGCTCTTCCGCTGAGCTACAAAGGTGTGCGGCAGGTAGGACTCGAACCTACGATTACCGAATTATGAGTTCGGGGCTTTAACCAACTAAGCTACTGACGCCAGTTAGTATATTGTACCCATAATGAGCCTGCCAGTCAATAGCGTCTTGCTCATCATTTAACAATGGCTGCCCTTTTATATTAAGGCTTGTATTCAATAATATTGGTACGCCTGTTTGTAAATAAAATTTATTTATCGCTACCCATAGCCCACGATGCTGTTCTCTGTTTATTGTTTGAACTCTTGATGTGCCGTCATGATGTACAACCGATGGTATTAAATCTGGTTTCAAACACTTGACAGTATACTGCATATATGGGCTGGCAAAATTCATATCAAACCATTTGCTGGCGTGTTCTTCTAAAACAACTGGTGCAAATGGCCTAAATAATTCTCTTTGCTTAATTAAATTTACTTTATTTTTAATGTTTGGATCTCTTGGGTCTGCCAATATACTTCTATTTCCTAAAGCTCTTGGTCCATACTCTGCCCTACCAGATGCAACTGCAACTATTCCATCTTTTAATATTGCGTCAACAATTTGTTGTGAAGGATATTGTCCTCCAAGATCATATCCAAGATATGGGTCTTTCCATTCTATATGCTTCCCATACATTGCTGCTGCCGCTCCCAAAGAACTCCCAGCGTCTCCAGGATTTGGCATAATCCATATGTCTTTAAATATGTTCCATAGCAATGTATTGGCTTTGCTATTTAATGCACAACCACCCATAAATACTAAATTATTCTTGCCAGTAAGATGTTGCGCCATACGCATAAAATCATTAAGCCTTTGCTCGTATACCATTTGAGCTGCTGCTGCTATATCAAATTTATCTTGCTCCGAGACCCAGCCCCAGTCTGTAATGCCTTTGTGAAAATTATATTTTTGTTGATCATACTTTGGGAAATATGCATCAACTTTTCTGTAATATTTTGTCCAGTCCCCATACGCTGCCATTCCCATCATAATATATTCTTCTTGATTTGGCATTAGACCTATTAGTTGTGTAAATGCTGAGTAGAACAATCCAAAACTAACTGGGTAGTTTTGCTTATATTTTAACTTTATGTTTTCTCCTTCACCAACCCATATTGTTGATGTGTTGTATTCTCCTATTGCATCAAGGACTACAATTACTGCGTCATCAAATGAGCTTGTATAGTAGCCAGCGCATGCATGTGAATAATGATGTTTAAATGATTTTCTTGGTATTCCATCGATATTAAACTTGGGCTTCCATTCCCCAGAACCACCCTTTATAAATAGCCTGGAGGCCTTTAGAAGGGGTTTCTCGTAGTAGGCAATAGCATCAGGTGCCCCATAAGACAAAGCATCATTAACTAAACTATCATTGATATACCAATCATTTTTTTGCTTGCTATATCTTTCTGCGTGGCCAGCAAATAATATTTCTCCATCTTTAATTAAAGATAAAGAGGCGTCATGGGATGTCTCATTAACCCCCAATATTATAGTCATTAATTTCCTTTATAAAAAATTCTGCCCAGTGAATGTGTTTATGAACACCAGAATGGCCATTCAGTCTTGCCTTTCTAGATATCTTAACATCTGAGGCTATATCAAAGTTTAGTCCGTATTTATCACGATAATCTTGATGACATAAAAATTCTGTATCGCATTCAGTTCCATTTTTATGAAATTTATGACACAGAATATCTTTACCTAGATCTTCAACTCTTTGATGCCACTCATTTTCATTAAAATGATGATAGTTTTTAAAAGATCCATTACCCTTATTATTATCAAGCCATTTATTTTGTGGAGTGAACCACGTTGTCCAAATTAGTTTTATATTGTTTGAGTTGCAATATGCTTCAAGCATTTTTATATACTGAATAGAGAGCATTTGTGCTGTTTCTAATGGCATTATTTCTTCTGCAAATACTGGCAGCTTTAAATACTTTGGCCTTCCATAATATGTATCCCTCGGAGTTATGTGATATGTTATAATCTCTTCGTCCTGATCAACAGATGGAATTTTTGTATTTTTTTTATAGTCTTCTTCTGGCCTCATTTGATGTGATCTAGATGCGATTTCCATTCTTATAAACTCTGGAAAAAGGCATAGGACAATCTTTGGGTTGCCAAATTTTTTTACATAATCAAAAAAACAATTTATTTCAAATGGGACACCTTTCCCGCTTGATCCTAAGTTATGTAGAGTTAAATTAAGTGATCTTGAGACAAAGTCTGCCCAAGTTGCACCTATAGGAACTCCCTCTCCAAATGTGTAGGAACAACCAAGCGCAACTATTTCTGCGGCAGATTCAATCTCTTCTCCTATAAAACCTTTTGAGTTTACTCCTTCCATTTTTCTGCCTTTTAGTCCACCAGCTAACCCTTCTTTTGCATATTTCCAAATATAAGGTTCATTATCTATGTGGTGGAATGACGGATGTAATTCTTTTGTCATAACAATATCTCCTTTTTAAAACTTTCATATATATGAATATTTCTATGTAGTCCAAAATGTGGTGTTGGTGCAGTGGATGCATCCTTGGAGTAATAAAAATTTTTAAGTTCAGAATGCTCTAGGTGGCAGTTTTCTTTGTAAACTTCTTTCATGCCATCCTCTTTTTTGAATTTCCAATCATTCATCCCCAAGCTAATATAGTTTTTAAATTGAGTTAAATTTATATTTTTATCAAGCCATAAAGATTCTTTTTCCGACCATGTTCCCCATAATAATTTAATATTATTTGTATTACAGTACATCTCAAGCATTTTAATATACTGTACAGATATATCAAAAGACAGTTCAGATGGGATGGTGTCTTCAGCAATAAAAACACCTTGACCTGTATTAAATTTATTTTTTTGATTCCATATCCCGTATCTTATTATTTTGTCATCTTTGAGATCGTGCTTTGGAAAGTGGTTATATCTTGGGTACATATGAGATGTCTTTGAAGACACCTCTATTCTTGTAAATTCTGGAAATAGGCAGACCAATACTTTTGGATTGCCAAACTTGTTTGCATAAGAAAAGAATTTATTTATGTTCCACATTACAGATTTTCCACACCCAGCAAGATTATGTACTGACATATCTAAATCTTTTGCCAGCAAATCTGGCCAAGCATCACCAGGTTCAACCCCTAAACCAAATGTCATTGAGCATCCAAGAGAAACAATATCAGCACATGAATTAATTTCTCCTGTCCTGTACCCGTACTTGTTGCACTCTTCAGACCAATCAGATATTTGTGATTCTATTGGGTAAGATGATTCATACCAAAGGTCATCTGAATTTAATTTCATTAGTATATAAACCTATCTTTTTTTCTATTTTTTCTTTTTTTAAAAAATCTAAAAGGTTTTAGCAGATAGTATTTTATTTTTATCATTGCTTCAGGCTTCCCTCTACTAGTTCCTGCACGTACTCGGAAAAATGTTTTCTAATTGATCCCATGGGCCTTGACCCATAAGACTCCCATATTCTTTTATACTCAAGAACATTGGCAAAAGTAGTAGGGCATACCACTGTTCCGTTATACTCTCTTAGAACCGTTGGGAGAGGAACATGCTTAGTACAACATTTGCATTCCTTTGCTCTGTCCTGATATTCGCTCATATTATTTGCATCCTGTCCATTGCTTCTCTTAAATCTTCAGGCATTCTTGGTGCCCTAATCATATTATAAGATGTTGTATCTGGGTCATCTTTGGACCCAAAATCATTGTCGTAGTTCATAGATTCATATGTATGTATATTTATTTCTTGGTTGCCATCAAATCTAGTTCTGCTAATTGAATTAAATATGGCTCCGCAAGTTGCATCCGCTAGATCTTTTGAGCCTTTTCTTGGGTGATCAACTTTGTCTCTCATGATTCTAAGTTGGCAAAGCTCGTCTATTAGTAAAGGAATATGCGGACCTATAAGTCTTTCCTCTGCCACAACCATTGCCATATCGTCATAATGTTTCTTGGCAACTGAAAGAATTTCTGTGTTGATTCCGTATTGCTTTAGCTGCTGCATCATGTCGTGTGAATTCCATCTATCGAATGTGCATATAGCTATATTAAACCCTCTTGTTTTTAAAGAAAGGATATAGTCTTTTACTTCAGTAAAGTCTACCGATTTATCTGGGGTTGGTGTCCAATACCTTACAGCATCTACTTCTACAATCGGTGCTGGCTGAGAGTAGGTATCTGTTACCTTTACATTAACCCATTTATTTATATGAGCCATGGTTACAGCGCAATGGTCATGCTTTTGTGCTAAGTCTACGTGAATATAATATTTTTTATCTGGGTCTGGTAGGAACCATTCCTCTAGTCTTCCAAAATTATCTACCGCAATCTGACCAACATTAAAAGCTTTTTCTACTTTTTCTCTTGATTTAAAAAATGCATCTACTGCATCTGGGGGCATGCATGCAAATCTTGAAAGAGCATCAGTTGGGTTTGTGTAGAATGCTGTTTTAAAATCATCAATCTTTCTTACTGGGTTTACTTCCCAGGTTGGGCGTTTTAACGCATAGACTTTAGGAATTTTATAAGACAAAATGTGGTCTTCTTCCCATTGAATTTCAAACTCATTTCCCACTGTGTTGTCTGGAAGTTCCTCATACATTTTAAATTTATGTTCTCTAACTACGGTTTCTTTTTCTCCAACAACAGCATCGTATCTTTGCTGAATATAATCATTTTTAAATCGGGGAAATGATAGTAGAATTACCTTTCCAAAATCAGGGAATCTTGAGTCTACTGAGGCTCTATACATATCGTAAACAGCGCTACCTGTTTTTGCTTGATCGTGCCCAGTAGTATTTTCAATTGCAAATCCAGAAATTTCATCAAGAATGACAACAATAACGTTATACCCTTCCCAAGCCTCTCTTTCTGAGTGGCCCGAGTGTACTGTTATGGCTTTGCTAAATTGAATTTCAGAAGCTTTTGAATAGTATTTTCCTACAAACCATGGAGACTTATCTATACGGCTTTTAAAGCCTTTAAAAAATACGTTGGTTGCTTGCTGCGAGTTTATTGCAATATTAATAATATCAATAGAATCTCCTGGTGGTTTGCCATAATAAGTTGCTGGGTCTTTTAAGCAAAGCAAAAGATATACAATATATGCTACGGCGATAGTTGAACAATAATCTTTTCCAGAACCTTTTCCTAGCTGCGCCACAACTTCATTTGCGGTTTGTTTAAATCTAATTGATCCTTCATCTTCTCCAAATAATTTTTTTAATGTAGACTCTTTATATATCTGTGAGCTTTTTTCTATGAGTGTATACTGATAATCTGATAATGGTGGAAGTCCAAGGTAATTTGGGTCATTGACAAATGTTCTTAGGTCTACTGGCTTTTCTTCAAACTCTTCTCCATCTAATATATCAATTAGGTCTGAAAAATCAAACGACATCTGCTACCCCCTAAGATTTTCTAGTGGTGTCTTTCTAAAGCTATGTCCTTTAGGAACCTTAACAAATTTAAAAAAATGTCCTACAGAAAAATATCTGACATCGCTTAGTATTTCTTTAACTCCATGTTTACATTTTTCTTCTGCGCTATGAACGACTAGATCGCCTTTAGCTGGTTTGTACTCTAAATTATTTTGTTCTGGGTAGAAAACTTCTCCGCCATCAAAATCATTAAAATAAATTATTGTTCCGTGTGTTATCAGATCTGCTAGATCAAAATCTTCTCCTTCGACATACTTTTCCGATGCCTCAACAACATCTTGAAATTGATATATGTCTGCGTGTGGCCTTCTGGATGCACCTTTTAAAAGCTTTGACGCTCTTCCTCCAGGGGTAGCATAGTATCCTTCATCCATCAAGGCGCCTATTCTTTTTTTAACGGCCCTTATTGATTCAGTTTGTTTATTGCTAGCAAAATAATCTTTTGCTGTTGCCAAAAAAGGTGCCTCCCAAGAATCTTCTGACAGGCTAAGTATATCTTTCATTATTGATTCGCACTCTTCGTCCGACATAAAATTTTTATATACAAATATGTTTTCGCCTATCTCCGTGAAACCATCTTTATTGAACATTGGTTATAACCTCTACCTCATCTACATTAATTGATTCGACAACACCAGTTATTTGAGATAAGCGTTTTGCTACATCCATCTTACACTTAGGGCATCCAGCAGTAACTTCCTTGAGAATTCCAACCAAAAGCTCTTGCTTTCTTTCTGTTTCTGCAATTTGGGATGCAATTTGTGAATTCTCTAAAACTCCAATAGACTGAAGCATTGCTATTCTTTTTGTTTCTATGTCTGCAATTAGTTTTAGTGATGCCGCTTTTATATTTAATTGACCTTGCGTATCTGCATCCTCTACAGTTTTCCAGGCTTCTTTTATAAGCATTGCATAGTGTTGATCTGCACCCGATATAGCTTCTCTAGCCCTGTCACGCATGTTCACGTCATTGTGGACCACAGACTTCCATTCGTCAACATACTCCAATACTTCTTTTCTGGAGAATCCTGTGAGTGTGGCTATCTGAGTTGCTGAATTTCCTTTTAAGAGTTCTTCTACAACCTTATTCATGCGATCAAAATGCACCGCTGGCTCTATTTCTGTCATAATATAAATTATACCATGTTTTAGTTGACTAAGACTTGTTGGCTATTTTAAGAAGAATTAAATATCCAATTAAATCATCAATATCGTTATCTCCTGGGAAGGCTTTGTCGTTTTGAATTCTATTTAGTTTGTCGTCAATACGTACACGGATCTGCTCTTTTGAATCCGCCTTTGAAAATATACGAATGGGATCTAGCGCTGAGTTTCCATATGATATATTCTTTTTAATTAGCATCTCTGCTGTCTCTAGACACTCTACAATAATTTTATGTCCTGATGGAGCTTCTGTTGCAATTAGCTGAAGGTCAGTTATCCAAGCCTGATATCCGCCGTCTTTATTTGGGTAACCTGTCATTTCTTTCTTAACAATCCAAACTCTTGTAAATATCTCTGTATAGTCATAGCAGAGACACCGCACTCTTTACCTATTTCTGTAACTGTTTTCTTTTGTACTACATACCTTCTGTATAGCCATTCTTTACTCTGATATAGCTTCATCGCTTAGTAAGCACCTGGTTACTATAATGTGCAATACCAAAGCTATCTGCAACATCAAAATCCACAATTTCTAAACCATATTTCTTATTAAAGTAGTCAGCAGTTCTTTGCTTCCTCATATTTCTTAATTGATTCTTATACCAGGATTCTGCATATCCTGGATTGGCTATCCTTATTGCAGACTTTTCTTCTTTTGTAGGGTTCTTGTTACCAATATATGATTGCCAAGCAGATGGGCTAATCGTAATTACTTTTGCTCCAGTAGACATAAGCTCAGCGATAACAACTCCGTAAACATAAGACAATTTTATCACAGCATCTGGGGATCTGACAAGTATCGCTCCTTCTACAACTATGTAATCACTCTTAAGTTCATCTAACATCATTGACATTTTGTTTTTTGCATCGTAAATTTTTTCGTATATGTCTTCACCAACTAAATTTATCTTACCCCATTTTAAAGGTATATCATTTTCCATTAAACAAAAAGCAATAGAATTGGTAGATGCATCTATACCGAGAACTCTATAAGCTTTAGTCTTTACAAGGCTAGCTAATTTCATCAACTATCCCCTGCAACAGATTCTTTAATTTAACATTTGATTTTTTAAGACATGATGAGCAAATATCATCTGAGTTGTACCTGCTTAATTGAGACTTACATTTTTTACAAAGCCTTACGGCACCCTTTTTGATAGCCTTCTTTTCATAGTATTTCTCCATGATTCTTTTGTTTGTAGCAATTCGGCAACACTCATCAGTACAATACTTTTGATTGTGCGTCTTGGCATCAAAATCTTTAGCGCATTCTGTATTGGCACAAATCATATTTTAGGCACCTTATATAAATCTATCTCAACCGTTCCGACTGGCCAGGACTTGTCGTAGCAAGCTTTTTTAACTGGGCAATAGGTGCAAGGCATCTTAGACTTTGTAGATCCCGCTGGTCTTACTGGGAGGTCTCCATTTTGAAAGTTGTCCCATACCTGCTCCATCCATGCAAAAGCCTCTTCAATTATTGCTTTATTCTTTTCATTCATTGAAATTGGAATAATTAATATCTCTTGGGTATTCTTATTTTCATAAAGAAAGAAACCCTCTTTGGCATTCTTTAGCTTCATGTAGGTTAAGAGCTGAAGCATATGATTTGCTGACGACTTCATCTCTGACTGTCTAGTGTCCCAAACCTCTTGCTTAGCCGTTTTAATTTCACCAATTACAGTCTCGCCATCGTACTCCATAATTAGATCTATAAAGCCCCTGATTGGAGGATACTCATTAATAATTTCTTCTTCTTCTGCTTTCCACTCTGGCATAGTAGCAATAAGTTTCTGTAGTCTTTCGTGTGCCTGGGTGCCCTGAGCCATATTAGCTACGGCAACAGCATCGTTATCATCAATAAAAACTGCACCCGAGAAAGCCATATACCAATATCTAGGGCATGTGCCATGTCCATATCCAAGTGAACTTGGGCTAAATGATTTCTTTGTCATCTGCCCATCTGCTCTTTTAGTATTGCGATATGACTCATCAAGTAATGAGGCAAACTTTTCTGGATCAAAAAACTTTCCAGTATGTTTTTTAAACTTGAGGTTCTTTACAATATCTCTAGCCATTTATGAGTTGTACCTAACGACATACTTAAGTGCATCTACAAGTTTGTCTATGGACTCCTTTACTGAGTAATATACGTTCTTCTTATTGTTATTTACTGTTCCCGCTTTATCTTTAGCAATAGTTGAATAGACAGAAGACATCACTGCAAACTTGGTAGACATTGCTTGAAGCTCCATTATGAGCATTGGGGCCTTTGATGAAGGTACATCTGGCGTCATTAATAGCTTAACAACGATAGCCAATGCCTTATCTAGGTGCTCATCTTGCATATATTCATGCAGATCATTGAACTCTGTTATATCACTAATTAATTGTAGTGTGTTCTTATCTTCCGCCATCTTTAATCCTTTTATCTAATTTGTCAATGAATAATCCAAGCGGATACCCAATAGTAAATCCTAGCATTAATCCTAATAAAAAGATAGTCACTTGTTGTCCTCCATATACGTAACATGCATTTTTACATTATCAGACTCATGATAACCTAAACTATTTCCCTTTTCATCAATAGCTTTTTTATACATCTTTAGCCTTGGCTTTCCAGCCAGAACAGCCTCTTGAATTACATCTAAATATTCTTGTCTATCTTGAACTCTTTTATCTGGTGGATAGATCCCTGGAAAAACTTCTACGTTAGAGTCTTTAAACTGTGATATAGATATGGGAAGAACACAGGCAACATTTGTCCCAGCTGGTACGAAGTACTCCCTGTTAGCCTCATGCAGTTTCCACACAATAGGAAAGCTACCAGTAAATACTGATGTCGATAAAACTGTTGTTATAACTTCTGCGCCGTCTATAAATTCATTTGGTACTGGCATGGTTAGCATACTTACCTCTGGATCAGTTCTTAATATTAAGTTTGTATTAAAGCTAACTGTTCCTTCTCCACGGCCTGACCACACGTACTGCTTTCCTAAAATTGCTTCCGCTGGGTTTTTTCTGTCTCCGTCCCAAGAAAAAGAAATATCCTCGTCAAAATAAATTCCATAACCTAATGAATTTGCAACTGTTATCGGTGTGCAATTGTATGTCATAGAATGCATCCAGTCACGCTTAGGGCCAAGTGGCCTTATTTTTGCTGATACCAGTCTTTCATTGTCTTTGTAACCCTCTACCTTATACATTATTTGCCTCCCAAAACTCAATAAGTTCTTCTAAAATTGCCCACTCTATAACTCCAAGCCTTACCTTTGACTCTGTTCCTATAATAATCTTTAGCGCTGGATACATATCTCTATTCACCTTAAATGTGTCAGTGCATATTTTTGACCAAACATCTTTATTAAGAGTAAATGATTTTGAAGCCTCTTTATAATCAACAAGGAACTGATTCCACTGTGCATCTCCTTTTTGATAGTCTCCCCTGCCACTATTTTTTTGAGCTTTAGCGCCGTCTCTTTTAACTTCTGATCTTTCTGACAAGTCAATCACCAACTATAACTTCTTCTGCAGAGGAAACTGTTATCATCTGTAAATCATTTGAAACATAATCGTCTTCATGCTGCTGTACTTCTTTGTCTCTGCCAGCATAACTTAGTCTATATTTAGAAACCCATTCCTCTTCGGAATCCATTCTATAATCTATGAATGATCTTAGGAAGTATCTATCGGAGCCCTCAAATCCTTTTACCGCATGATAGAAAGGCTCTGTAGATGGCATTACAACTGCATCTCCTGGCTGTGGCTTATACGTGTAGCTTTTATTTGATATAGAGTCATATGCAGAGATCTCTCCACCGCTATATTCATTGTTTAGATAAAAGTTAATTGTCAAAACATGTCTTCTTGTCTTAGCCTCATTCACTACTGGGAACTCGTCTACGTGGTATTCCATTAGTAAATTTTTATCAGAGTAATGGTTTTGCTCCTTTACGTACCTAAAATAGTCTAGGTAGAATACGTCCTGTGGTTTTTTTAAGTCCTCCCAGTTATTAATAAAACTAGGCCAGACTCCTTTGTCTTTTTCAAAATCATCAAAGTAATCTTTTCTTATAAAATTTACAATATCGCAAACATCTTTTAGATACAAGGATTCTTGTGTGTCTGTGTATTTTTTATTTAAATCAAAGACTACATCTTTTCTAAATCCCTGCTGGTACCACTGTCTCCATGGATCAAAAATAGAATCTTCTTTATCTATTTCAAGAAGCTCTATCAGCTGTTGAGAATTTTTAAAAATGTTTTTATAGACAACAATTTGAGGAGCAACAATAAGCTTATCCATTTTTATATCATCCAATCCTATGCACTGTTTCATGCCCAGAGGAGCATGTCCACTTCATTATTAAATTTTCAGTATCCCACAACCCACCATCTACATCAATATCACACTTAGAGCATGGCCTTAAACCAGGAAGGTTTTCAAATGTAGAATTGATTTCCTTTGGCTCTTCTTTATTTAAAAACTCATTAAGATTTGGCACTGATATCCTCGATTAGCTTTTTAACAACATCTGGATTATCTCTTAGATAAGATACAGCCTTTGCACGACCTTGAAGTCTTTCTCCGTTAACAGTATACCAGGCTCCGCCTTTTTCAACTGCGCCTACCATTTCTGCAACATCTAAAGTCTCTCCTACAAGATCAACCCCTAGGGATTCTCCTTGATAGTAGAAGTCGTACTGTCCAGATAAGTTAGGGGGGCCGAGTTTGTTGTAATCAATAATCCAATTGACTGGTCTGCCAACCCTTTGTTCAATAATCTTGTCACCAACTTTAACACCTGCTTTGATAGCATTAGCTTCAGCCTCAGAAGACCAAAGCTTAATGACGGTGGAAGAGAAGAACTTGACTGCCATTCCTCCTGTCGGTATGTGGGAGGCATGCATAGATCCAAACTGATTTCTCTGTTGTGAGATGAGTACCAATAGTGTGTTCTTGTTTGCATAGTTTAACATCTTGACTGCGTGAGTCATATCCTTTGCTTCAGCGCCGATTTGCTTTGTGTCTTGCAAATCTTTCATTTCATTTCCATCTTTTTCAAAATAAATAGCTGGTAGTAGTGCCGATATAGAATCAACTACGATAATATCAACACCAGCATCCATTAGCTTAGTAGCAACATCGACCATATCGTTAACTGTTTTAGCTGGTGAGTAGATAAGGGAAGACGAATCTACTCCAAGCATCTCTGCCCAAGCCTGATCGTAGGATGCTTCAGCATCAATCCATGCACAAGTCTTACCTTCTTTTTGTGCAATCGCAATCATCTGTAAACAGAATGAAGATTTTCCCGCTGACTTATTGCCCCAAACAAGAACCTGTCTTCCGTAGCCAAGCCCACCTTTTAAGGCCATGTTAAGGCCAATGCTTGGTGTCTTTTGCTTTTCTACTTTTACGTCTTGTGCTGCTTTAACTCTTGCTCTTGTTTTTGGATCTAGTGCTGCTAGGATGTCGTCTATCGCTATAGTCATTTATTCTCTTTCTTTTATACAATTATATCATTAAAATAAATTGCCGTGAAGCTTTGGTCTTTCTTTATTAATTTCCATTTTTTTAAATAAAACTTCATCTAAACTATGTTCTACAAAACCACCGTTACGCATTGATGCATATAGGTCAAGAGTTCTAATTAAGATGTCAACCATCTCTTCTACGATTTCTTCAGATCCTTTATTCTTTCTTATAGCTTCAAGAACTTCAGTTACCTCAGAGTGTATCAATGCTAATTTGTTTCCAAATACATCAAAGTTTTTTGGCTTATCCCAAAAACCTTTTTCAATTGCAGTCTCGTGCAATAATGCTGCAAGTACGTCTAGCCCATAGTCTGTGACTAGTACCATCTCACCTTTACTCGAAGTCTGTAATGAGCTGGTCGTTATTGAACCCTGATTCATTTTTTCCTTTTAGCGTAAATGTAAATGTTTGATCATCTGAATTGTAATCAACCTTAAGCTCTTGGTCATCTGTTGCAGCATTCATAAATAAATCTGTGGACACTGTGATTGTGCCAAGCGTCTCTAGTGCCGCAATTAAAATCTTTGGTACGCTAAGGGCACCAAATATATCCTCTGCTGTACTCACTTTAATGTCTTCTGTCATTTTATCTCCTTGATATTTAGCGTTCCGTCATCTAGTTTAGCTAACGTCACCTTGCATTTCATTCCTTCTCGCATTTTTGCTAAAGTCATTTTATACATTGCTGGGAAAGCAATTGCTCTTGTTAACTTTTTGTCTCTGTCTGACAACACAATGTGGCTCATTTGCTTTCCAGCCTTTGTTGTATAAGGTGTAAAGTTTACCACAATGTACTCGTCTTCTTCAAGATCGTAGCTCTTTCTATATAAATAGTCTACAAATAAATCATTGGAGTCTGGATTAATATCTGATACCTTGATGTATCTGGATATTCTATTATCTCCGACCAAAATAAAATACATTTGACCTGTTTCAATTTGTGTTTGCTCGGTATGGAATAATCCAACGGACCCAGTTTCATCTACAAGCTCTACTCTAGCCCACCCATTTCCACGCTTGATTGACTTCACCATTCCAAACATTACAAATGAACCAAGGTCATCAAACTCTTCAATTGGTCTTGCCTGAGCTTTAATCCTTGGAGGGATTCCTTCAAGATTAAATGTTGGAATACCTAAGTATTCGTAGTAATTATCTTTTTCATTTCCTTGCCTTTTGTTATCAGTAAACGCAGCACCGCCGATGGAGTTAAGAGCAGCAATAGCACGGCTATTAATGCCAGAACCCTTTTTCGATGCCTTATCAATAAAGTCAGCATAGTCACTGAACGGTCTTCTTTCTATTATTTTGTTTGCAATGCTGTCTGAAATAAACTTTACTTCAGCCAATCCAAATCTAATTGCATTATCTTGTAAAGAAAAGTAAACCTGGGACTCATTGATATGAGGTAGCAGTACCTTTAGCCCAAGTCTTTTTGACTCAATTAAATATTCTGTTCTTGCGTCTTTGTCATTTTCATTTTTAAGAATTGAAAACATGAACTCAAGCGGATAATAAAACTTAAGCCAAGCAGTATAATAACTAAGCATAGAGTAAGCAACAGCATGGGAGCGGTTAAAAGAATAACCAGCATGCGCTTCAAAATCATGCCATAGCGCTTCGGCTTTTTTCTTAGTAATGTGTTCTGAAGCCCCAGTAATAAACTTATCTTTGAACTGGTCGAACTCTTTTGCATCTTTCTTCTTTCCAATAATCTTGCGGACCTTATCAGCCTCTGCCCAAGTCATGCCGCCCAAGTGTACGCATGCCTGCATAACTTGCTCTTGATATATAATAACACCGTATGTGTTCTCGGTAAAGGGTTTCATAATTTTGTGCATGTAGTCTACAGCCTCATTGCCATTCTTACGGCTAATGTACGCTGCACCCACTGTATTCATTGCACCAGGACGAACAAGTGCATTAGAAGCAGCAAGATCCTCAAACTTGTCTATACCCATCTTAATCAAAAGGTTTGTGTAAGGAGTTGCTTCTGCTTGGAATACACCCTTTGTATACCCGTCGTTCAGCATCTTGTAAACATTGGCGTCATCCATAGTCATTTCGGAAAGATTAATTGTCTTGCCGTGCCTATCTTTAATCGACTTCAATGTATCAGAGATCACAGATAAAGTCTTAAGACCTAGTGCATCTAGCTTAATAAGACCTATATCTGCAACCGTATCCATATCGTATGCGACGACTGGAATTCTTCCTGATACTTTATCTTGAGAGTCTTCACGAGATTCAACTGGTGTAAACTTTCTTAAATCATCTTTTGCAACAACCACACCAGCAGCGTGTACGCCTACTGATCTGATTCTTCCACGAAGTCTATCGGCAAGCCAAACAACTTCTGGGTAACGCATTCTAAATTCTTTTGTGTTTGGAGAGTCTATAAAGTCTTCAAATGTATCTACAGACTTTAGTGCACGGTTAACTTCCTGTAGAGGAACCATAAATACACGGGCAGCATCTCTAACAACACCCTTGTCTTTAAAATAAGTGTATGTAGAAATAGAAGCAACGTGCTTAAACCTTTTCTTTAAATAATCCTTGACTTCTTTTCTTCTGCGGTCTTCAAAGTCGGTATCAATATCTGGGAAGTCATTACGCTCTTCATTAATAAATCTAAAGAATAGAAGGTCGTACTTAATCGGATCCACATCAGTAATTCCTAATGTATAACAAACTAAAGAACCAGCGGCAGAGCCACGGCCTGGGCCAACCATAATGTTATTTTCTTTAGCCCAATTAATCATATCTCCAACAACAAGGAAGTATGAAGCAAAATTTTTCTTGGCAATAATAGCAAGCTCTTCGTTAAGCCTGTCTATATAAATAGGGTCTGAGGCCTTCTGTAGCCTATCTAAGCCCTTCTCAGCCAACTCCCTTAGTCTTTCATCAGCATCAGTCTTTGGGACTGGCAGGAGGTCTAGGCCTTGATAGAAATCATAATCTCCAACCTTATCTGCAATCTCCATTGTATTGTCATAAATGTCTGTTCGATTAATTCCAGCTTTATTAAAGTCTGCCTCTATCTCAGAACGACTTTGAATAAATAGGTTCATATCTTGAAATGAAATTCTACGGTCAGGATAAAGATAGTTAAATCTATCTAACATATCCTTCATGTTTCTGGACATATCGAAGTCCATATCTTTATCAGCCTTTGGAGATGTGGATAGGATTAGCAATGCTTCTTCTAATATTCTATCTTCTTCTTTAGCAAAGTGGGCATCTCCTGTTGCCACCGCCTTAATTCCAAGCTTGTCTGCTAATTCTAGAAGGGCGGAGTTGATCTCCATAGGGTTATGTGATTGCACTTCCACGTAAAAATCTTGTCCGAAAGTTTGTTTAAAGCCTTTGAGAAGAAGTTCTGCTTCCTCCATGTTACCTTTATCGATAGCTTTACTAATGAGTCCATTAAGACATCCGCTGAGAACGATAATACCTTCGCTATAATCATTTAAAACCTCTCTATCAATACGTGGCTTATGATAAAAGCCTTCGTTCCAAGCAAGTTCTTGTAGAATATTTATATTCTCCAGCCCCTTTTTATTTTTCGCTAGCAGAATAATATGGTTGTAGGCCTGAATAGACTTGTCTGTTTTAGAAGATCTGTCAAACCTATCGGTTGGAGAAATGTACGCCTCAACACCAAGAATTGGCTTAATGCCAGTTTCCTTTGCGGCAATCTGCATATCTCTGTGTGAAGAGAGAGTACCATGGTCTGTAATTGCAATCGCAGTTTGCCCAGCATCTAACGCTGCTTGGCATAATTCTTTAGGTGAATTTAGTCCATCCATTAATGAATAATAGGAGTGAACATGTAGGTGTGTAAAGCTCATTAATATCCGCCTGTGCATTCATTTCTAGTGTGATATAACCTAATTTTAGTTAATATCTTTTTTGTTGGTGCATATAAATCTTCTTTACAGCACCCACATTTCATATGCCATTCTCTAGCAAAGAAATCGTATACTGCACCTACATAATTTTTATACTTATTTGAAACAAATGTCTCAAATGGATCTGGTATCTCGTAGGTAATCATGTTGTCATTCTACTAAATAATACAGGGGCAGTCAATAGACTGCCCCTGATGTTAATTTAATTACCAGTCAAGATTGCTGCTTGTTGCAGAAGGCTCATCTGAATGAGTGCTCTCCCCAGCAAAGAACGATTCTTGCTCTGTGTAAGGCATGTCACGAACTGCTGATGTTTCAAGATCAAACAGTTCTAGCGATGAGGCATCAAAAGGAGTCTCATCTTTTGCTAGTGGGATAATTGTGTAGCTTGTATCTGTCTTTGTTCCAGAACGCTTGACACGCCACATCAGATTAGTGATGCTTCCCATTTCGCCAGCATATTCAATTAGTGTTGGAGTAATTGTTTTACCGCTTGATCCCTGAGAAAGAATAGCCACGTATGGGTCTTCTTTGCCATCATCAACAAGAACATTAATGTAAAGTCGTGAACGACCCTTCCATCCCGCCTTGTAATCCTTACGGTGTTGCTCACATCCGTAGCACTTGCCTTGGTCTTCCATTGTGCAAAGTCCCTTACGGCGATAATCCTTTGGATTTGTATGCTCTACAGCAATAAATCCGAGACCAGCTTTTTCATTGTAAGTTGGTGAGTCTGGATCTAGCTCCTGCAAGAAACGAATCTTTACGCTCTCTGCGTCTTCTAGCTTTACCCAGCGACCTTTTGTTCCTTCGCCACCACTTGACTGTGGCTTGTCCATAACTTTATTAAGATCTTTTAGACCTTTTACTATTCCCATATTTTTCTCCTTTATAGTTGATGGTATAAATCCATCTGTTTATTATTTTTGATGGGTCCAAGATTGATATTCAATATTGGAAACTGCGTTTTTAATACAGGCTTTAATTTCCTCTTCGGTCATGTCGCCAGCATCTTTTGCATCATGTGGATATATCTTACCATATTCGTACGAAGCCCACAAGAGGTCTTTATTCTTTAATCTAGAAGCTATGCTGTTAGCAAGCTCACGCCCAGCTGAATCAGCATCTGTCATTAGAGTAACTTTATTAAAGTATCTATTTATTAATGCTAGGTTTTCTGTAGATATATGTCCTCCAAGTGTTGCAATAACATTGGGGAATCCAGCCTGATGCACACGAATTGCATCAAAGCTAGACTCTACAATAATAACATTATCTCCAATTTTTTTGGCACGGTGAATATTAAACATAGTCTTGCTTCTTGGAAGGTTTGTACTATTTTTAAATTTCTTTTCTGATATAGAGCGACCAACAATTCCAACTGCCATTCCGTCTGGGCTGTGGACTGGCACAGTAACCATGTCCTGCTTAGGAGAATATCCTAAAGAGAAGTGAGACATTGAAGACATATCGATACCTCTGGACTTAAAGTAATCTTGTGCCTCTGGGCTTGCAACTAAATCATTGTATAAATTGTTTAGTATTTCTTCTGGGAACTCTACAAAATCTGGTTTGTCTTCTAGCATATCGCTAAGAAGATCATCAAAGTTTTCTAAGGCCTCAGATTCTTTTGAATACACATATCTCATTGCTTCAAAATCATTTTTATGCAAAACTCTTTTAACTAATTCTATTAGTGAGCCAGTCTCGCCACACGATGGGTTAAAGCAAAGCCATGCTCCAGTTATTTTGCTTATGCTACAGCTTGCGCTGTGTCTATTAGAATGAAATGGGCAGTAGAAAGAAACCTCTATGTCTGTTTCACCAGCTACCTGTAAGCCAAGGCTTTTTACAATTGCCTTTATATGTTGCTTAGAGTACTGCGTGGTATCAGCTTTCCTTGCGTAATTGCTTCGTGACGCCATGCTCTTCTTCTTCCTACGTATACACCATAGAGTGTCATTAAAAACATCCATGTACTTCCATCAAATTCTACCGAAAAGTTAGTGTCAATGTCAAGTATCCTGAGATACCCGCTATCTCTCATCTGGTGAGTGAGCATACTTTCATATTGATGCTTGATCCTAACCATATCAGAGTCATCTAGAAATTCAACTCTAACCTGAAATCTTTTTATCTGTTTGTGATTCATTATTCTGGAACGGATTCTCATAAATTTCTTTGACGATACCCCTGTTGATATCCCAATCTAAGTATAATCCAAATTCATGTCCATGTCGATTTTTGCGTGACACAATCTCAATCATGTTAGTTCCTGGATATCTGTGCACCGCCATAGCCATATCGGCATCGTACTCAATAGCTTTTGACCAGGCCACCTGAGACATCATTGGCGGATTATCTTGGTCCGAAACATCGTCTGCAGTTGCGGCAGTAATATCAATAATCGGAATATTGTTTGATACAGCAAGCATTTTAAATTCACGAGACACATTTCGGTTTCTCTCAACTTCAGAGTTGCTTCGCTTGTTATCATTAAATAGCTGATGATAGTCAAGGATTACTAGGTCTGGCTTGTGCTGATCGATCTTACCTTGAATCGTTGCTGGGGTAACTTCTGTGTTGCCCTCATTTGAAATTAAGATAAAGCTATTCTTGTCAGCAAACTTCTTTGTAGACCATGAACGGAAGTCATCAATATTAATGTCTCCCTTCGAAAAGTCAGAAGCTTTAAACAGTCCAGAGCCAAGCATTGTATAGATACGGTCACGCATATTCTCTGGTGACATTTCAAGAGACACAATCATTGGCTTAAATCCCTGCTCCCATGCCTTACATGCAAGATAAGAAGTGAACCATGTCTTACCACGTCCTGGCCAGCCGATAGCGACGATTAGGTGTCCAGGAGCCATACCTGTTGGGTATGCCAAATCTATTGCCTCAAAACCAGTCTTGATGCCTGGAGATCCGCCCATTTCAGCAGATCGTACTCGCAACAACTCCATATGTCTGATTGCTGCTTCCGCATCAGTGATATCTAGGTCTCGAACATTATTTGTAAATCTACTAAGGCCAGCTAGCTGAGACTGCATGTTTTCAAGAACTCTTGATGCTGCATCTTCTTTTAAAGATGAGCCAGCACGAAGAATAATAGTCTTAAGTTTATTTGAAATAAATTCATTCTTAAGGGTATCTAAGTAATAGCCTGTCTGCCCTTTAACATCAACTGGCTCGAAGTCTTTAAACCTCTCCTGCAAAATTCCAGCTTCTGGTACGGCTTTAAATTTATAATAATAAGACTTCAGGCCATCCCAAATGTCTTTATGAGATGTGAATAGGTCGTCTACGTTATCAGCAAGCAGTGTACTTATATCTTTATTCTTGCATACCGCTGAGATTAACTCTGCCTCTGTGTTCATTCTGCTCCGCCTTGCTCTACCATTTTCTTCGTTTCTTCTAGTAACAAACGACGCTTTTCTTTATCTTTTTCAATCTCAGTTCTAACTGTATCCATCTTATCAAAGTTATACAAAAAGAATTGTATAGTGTGGCCATGCTTAGTTAAGTGAAAATAATATTCAATCAACTCTTTTGCACGATCAAATCCTACACTATCAATAACGTCTTGCATAGCCCACTTTTCACGGAACTTATTTATTGACGGAGCTTTGCCATATTTCTCTTTGTACAAATTTTGAAAAAGTGATAGAAGGATGTAAGGCTCTTTGCTATTTGCCACGCTTTAGCTCTTCCTCAACCTCTTCTGTTTTTTGAATTAGCTTATTCTCAACAAAAGTATATACTCTTTCTGTTGCAGCCTCGACTGTCTCGCCTTGCCTGACATCGTCTTCGATACCTACACCAATCTTAATGCTTTCATAGTTACCAAGATTTCTAGTAAATGAAAGATCTACCTTTACTCTCGTTGTCATTTATGTTCCGCCTTCTTGTGTCTGCTAAGTGTATCGCTGGCAAATATACCCCAGCGAACTTCTATGTCCCGTTTACAAATATCGCAAGTAACTACTCTGCCCTTTTCCATTACTCTGCCTTCCATACTGGAACAAACTTTCCCTCTTCTGTCTTAGTATACAATACTAAGTTGTTTTTGAGAAGAGCCTGAACTTCTGCTTTTGAAGGAATTTCTTTTGAGTGTCCTGAATCTAATATATGTTGGTGTATATCCAGTATGTTTTTTTGATTAAACATATACTGCGACCATCGTTCGCTGTCTGGCTGGCCTATCGGATATATCTTTTGAGGGGTAGCAACCTTCTCACTTAATATATATTCTTGTATAGTTACCCTATGCTTGTTAAGAATAGAGGCAACTTCTACAACTGTGTAGGCTTTTTCCATATTCTTTTTAACTTGAGAATATGAATACATAACCCTTTTCTTCTCTGGGTAGCACCAAGCAATCATTTCATCCTTTGATCTGGATGACCTTAAAACCTTATGTATCTTATCGTTTAAGAAGAAATACCGTAAGCTTTTTGATTTGCCGTCTCTTTTGATTCCAGCCATTTTCCGAAAGCACTCGTTTCTTTATTGCACATCCAGCGTTTGCCGCACATGATACAGAATAACTCCATATGTAGTTTTTGTGAGAAAACTCTATCTACAAAAACTCGTCCATTACATTTTCCGCACCACATTATAAAGTAAACAGCTTCCCGTCAACGACACATGAATAGTCAGGCGCCACGTGGATCATCTGAATATGTGGGTAGTCATTAACAATGTGAGCAATTGCAAATCCCTTTTGCCAATCGTGATGCTGCATGTACTTCATTCCTGGACCCTTCTCATCGCACATATGGCCAAGCTCGTATCCACGAAGAGTTTCTCCTTCTCCGTTATTTCTTAATTCATATGTAACTAAATGTGAAGCAATTCTATGTGAGTGTCCTCTAATTAATGAAATCTGCAGGTCTTCCATGTCTTTACGAACAGACCCAGTTGCTGCAATTGATAGTCCGTGATGCACGTGGATATCTCCAAAGCGACGCTTTGGCAATTCATTATAATGAATATATTCATATCCTAATGAGTCAAGACCCCACAAAGCTTCTGGTGTTACTTCGTTGATATAGTCTGGTAGCTTTGCATCTACATAATTAAAAATTCTAACGTCGTGATTTCCAAGGGCTGAAAAAAGCTGAGCGTCTGGGAGCATCTCTCTTGTCTTAGCATAAAAATCTCTTGCGCCTTTTGCTTCATGACGCATCATTGGAACAATAAGATCTCGGCTATCTGTTTTATGAAGGTTTAAAAATTCCGCTGATCTACCCTCTGTATATTTACTATAGCATGCCTGATCATCTGTGTCACCAAGGTAGTCAACGACATCTGGCTTAAACCATTTCATGACTTTAAACCAAAGGGCAATCATCTTATCATCCTGATACGGGAACTGCTGGTCGGACGATATCATCCACTTTAAATCGTTGCTCATTGTCTGCCTTAATATGTAAAAAAGTCACGGGTACGTGACTTTGATGTTACAGTAATTGTAACATATTGGTGCGTATTGTCAATAGTTTATGATTGAGTTGGAACTGCAAACATGTGGAAAGTAAGGGTTGATGGCTTTACGCCTTTAGCATAAAATTTCCATCTAGCTTCTGTTGTAGATACGGAATGAAGAACTAATTGAAAGTTTAAATTTGTATCTATTAGGCTTGCTCCGCCTGAATCAATTTGAACCCAGCATTTAGGTGCTGAGGTAAATCCTAAACCAGTAAAATTAAACACTATGTCTTGGCAGGCTTCCTTTACATATCTTTTCATAGAAGAATGATATACTTTTGAAGATACGCCTGTCCCCTTTGTATCGGCTGCATTTTGTATTATAATGCTCTGAGAAGCATTATCTTTAGCAATAGCACGTAAATCCTTAATTATGTTATTAATTAAATCTGACGTGACTGGGTCACCTGCACTAATTGTTTTTGATACTACTTCTGCCATTTTTTACTCCTTTGGTTGTTCCGCTGGAACTTCCTGTATTTTAATTTGATCTGACAACTGTGTTATTTCTGCTCTAAGGATTGCTACATGCGTCTCATATTGTGAGACAATCTCACCGATACGCTGTTGCAAAGCCTGTACTACTAGTTCTAATTTATCCATTATATCTCCTTGCTAGATTTACAGTATATCATTACGCCTCTAGAGCGTCAAGCCTTTCTTTCATTTCTTTCAATGCTAGTATTAAAAATACTGGGAGCTTGTCATAAGATATACCAATTGGATCATTGTTTACATCATATATAACTAGCTTTTCAAGTCCTGGAATATTTTCTAGATCCTCTGCAATCAAACCAACATTTTCTAGTTGGTCTGGGTCTATATCTTCATTATAATTAAATGTGACTGGCCTTAGCAGGTCAATTATATTTAAATAGTTAGTCTTATCAATATCGTTAATATTGTGCTTATGCTTTATTGTGGAAGTATTTACCTTTAGATACCCAGCATTTGATCCAGTTTGTACCTGATGAATAGCAAGTCCAGATCCAGTCCCTAGGGTATTTGCATAAACTCTGTCATTAAACTCTGATCTGCCGCTTACAAAAAGTCCATCTGCCTGTACTAGTGATTGAATCATTGTGACATCTGCAGATATTACTGCTAAGTTTGTTGTTGTATCAAGAGCGTACATTTCCATGTAAGGGACTTCTCCAGTTAAGCTAGCTGGGGCATCTATTCTTAACCTACCCCAACCTGAACCGCCTATTGCATATATAGCTCCAGGCCTGGAGGTGCTGTTGGTGTGAAATGACAATTTATTTGAAACTTCATTTAGCGATATTCTAGGAAACGTGTCTGCGGTTTGGGTTCTAATAACGTTACCAGTTAAAAGACCAGTGTAAACAAAGTCTGCAACAAGACCGTCTGCAATAACAGTACCTACTTGAAGAAGACCTCCGTCTATTTTACCAGCGACCCCTCCAGTTGCCTTTATGAGTTTTGATACTATTGCTGCTTTATCAAAGCTACTTGTAGGAAGATACGCTGCCGCAATCTGGGCTGCTGTGGAGTAGCTGTTTAGCGTACTTGTCAATCCGTTAGTTGTTACATAGTTTGATAGTGAGGCTGTAGTAGCATATCCTGAAAGCGCAGCATTTGTTGCATAATTTGATAAAGATGCTTCTGTTGCATACCCAGGAATTGTTGAGCCAGCTGCTAGGCCTATAACTGCATTTTGAGCATATAAGGTTCCACCCTTGGTAACTCTAAATGGTGCATTTGATGCAACTTGACTTCCGATCCATAGCCTATAGTCTGGGTCTGAGCCGCTTAGCTTTACAACAGATGGGAGTGTAGCGTTTATATCTCCTAAAGTTATGTTTCCGCTGCTTTCAATTTTTGTATTAGAGCTTTGAATATATCCATCTGTTTGCGATGTTGCATTAATTGTCCAACCACCTACGAATCCTTTACGAGCATCTATCAATCCATCTGACGCTTGAATGAAAACGCTCTGTGCTCCAGCCGCATCGTGTGCGTACAAGCCACCAGATTGCATTACAACTCTTGCTCCAGACACCGACCCGTCTGCTGCAAATGTTCCACCAGCAATTATGCTTCCTGTAGTTACTCTAAGATTTCCAGTAAATGTTCCGCCAGTTGCATTTATTTTACCAGTTGTATATATATCTGATCCGTCCCAGTATAAGAATGAGCTTGCGCTTCCAACTCTAAACTGGCCCGTGTTTAGCCAATAGTTATGGCCAAAATTTGTTGTTGATCTGTCTAATATAATTCCATTGTATGTCCCAGCTGTTTGTGTTGGAGTAATTGTTGTAGATGTATTTATAGATTGCGCTATACCAGTTCCTATTTTAAATAGGTCCGCTGTCTTACCGCCAATAGATATTATAGATCTTAATTGAACATTCCCCGCTGGTGCGTTGGGGTCTGAGACTGGACCGAAGCTTCCAGATGCTACTTGACCTGCTACTCCAGTATTCCAAGAAATACTGTTAAACGGACTTTTTGCTGTGACCTGCCAATAATAAACTGTGTTTGGAGTTAACCCTGTTATAGAAAAAGTTGTTGTTGCTTTCCCATCTACCTGACCATATTCCCACAAAGGGTTTGTAGTGGTTGCAGGATTATTAGGGGACCATCTAATTACATAGCCATTTGTATCTGCATCCGTACTCGCCGTCCACGATACATCAATTTTTATACTGAATCCGCTTTTATCTTCAGGATCAATTGAAGGAGTTACAGCTACACCAGTTGGCGCTTTAGGAACTTTTGTTGTGTCTATTTCAGAATTAAGGATTGTAACTGGTCCTGCTGTTACTTCTGATATATTTAAATCATCCCATCTATCTCTTGATCTAACCTTTACCCACCTTTGGGCATAGCTGGATGCTTGAATTGTTACGTTAGTAGAAGTTCCAACGTAGACAATGTTTTGTGTAGCAAAATCACTTGTAAGACTTTCAAATATCACTACGTCGTCTTGTGTGCTCAACGGATCTAGGTCAAATTTAACTCCATAAGATTTAAATCCTGATGTCAGTGTCAGGTTTTTAACTGGAAGGGTTCCGTTTTCTATAACGTGCTTTACTAAATATGCTGGTGATCTATCACTCTCAGTTATCTTTTTTGTTTCTGAATCTTCATAATCATATGTGAAAAAAAACTTATAAGTGTAATCCTTTACTGGGATCATTCTTATTGTTTTTGTATATGAACCTGCGGAGGTTGAAGCAGCAGAAGCTGCTGCATCGGTAGCGTCTTTTTCAAGATCTGCGGGGATGCCTCCTCCGTCATTCATCATTGGATATCTCATTTAAAACGACAGTCCTAATCTGTATTCGATATCCATTTGCTTTCCCAAAGACTTTGTAATTAAATTATTTGGTGAAAGGACAGACCTGCTTATCATTCCATAGTCTGACCTAAATGAGTCTTCGTCATTTATTCTGAGTCCATCAAGCAAAATATTTGTTGCGCCTGAACTTTTTGCTTTGGCTCCAATTGATATTTTTACAATAGAGTTTTGATCTGGTACGCCAGATGTGAATCCGCTACTATACAGGTTGCTTAGCTTTAGCTGTTTTACTTTGTACCCTATTGTGCTTTCTGCTGGGTACCTCATTTCATAGTAATTATTATTTGAGTCATAAGCTCTAAAGCATATATAGTCTAAGTTTAAATCGCTTTGGTAATATGCCAATGTCATGCTGTCGTTAGCGCTATAACCTGAAATGTCTAAGCTAAAATCATAAAAATAATTTTTTGATTGAGATGATAATGCATCTACAGATAGGTAGTAAGCTCCTATTTTTGGAGATGAGCTCATAACTAAACTTGGGCTGTTACCAGCGCTGTCTGTCCAAAGCCTACTGTCCTCAAATGAAGATATTGACTTGCTTGCGTAATCAGTTGTTCCAAAAGTTGTGCTTGGAAATAGGCCTAGCTCATTAATAATTCCAGAAACATCGACTGGGATTGTTGTTTTATAAACAACTCCGTATGTGCTTACTCCAGTTAATGGGCTTGTCTGTATGTCTACGCTTGATAGATTTACTGCTGACCTATAGAATTCAAAATCTAATTGTGTATCATTTACAGTTGCTCCTGTAGACCCTATGCCAATTGCAATGTCTTTATCTGGTGAGCTATTTTTGCCAGCCAAATATTGTGTAATATACCTCTTACCAAATTTTGTTAAAATGTTCTTGCTTCTATGAATCTCTTTTCCGTCTTCATAAAAAACGTATTCTCCAAAAATTTTATTGTCCATATACATTTGCCCCCACTACACTATCTCCTACGTGATTTTTAACATTAAAAACAAATTCAATATACTGATTTTTATTTTTGTCTGTTACAAGCTTTTTGCTAACTAAAGTAATATCTTCTAGGTTTGGCGCCTCAAGTTCTCCTGGCGGTGGGGGCGGTGGACCAGGCGGTTCTTCGGACCCTTCTACAAAAGCTTCTTCAGGCTCAAATGTTCCTGGGTCAACAATAACATAGTGGTCTGGCTTTAATATTTTAATTAGAGGGTCGCCAGGAAATAGCAATAGCTTTTTTTCTTTTGCTGTTGCGGATGCTGGCTTTCTTATATTAGTCATATCAACATTCTACCATTTCACGGAACATAAATCGACCTACAAACAACTGTTGTTTCGGGAGGTGAAGCGTTATCGTATGTGTTGTCTACGGAAAGAATTACAAATTTGCTTCTCTTATACCCAGTAGGAATTGACAAGTCTTCAGAAGAATATATATTATTTGATGGGTACGAGACCTCTATTATGTCTCCTACTTGTAACAATGGGTTAATAAATATTTGCATAGTAAGAACCTTTTGCTGCATCGACCATTGATTTGTCATCCACTCGGCTAGCTCTTTGGCCTCATCTTCTTTTTGTATCCAGGTGGACTCAAACCCAACCTGCTCTTCTTTTTCTTGATCAGTTAGCCCTGATTTCATATACTCAAATTGATCTGAGTTGTCTATGAAGTCTCCAACTACAATAAAATCTTTTGTCTTTCCGTCTGATAGGCTTGTAAATGCACCAGTGTTATTCATTACAAAAGCATCTAATGTAAATGTATCAAATGCAGTGCCGACTACCGTAACCGTGTCATTATTAACTAGCTGTGTGTACTGAGGGAATCCTGGATTTGCAAACCTTGCTTTAATTCTTCTTAACTCTCTGGCCACTGGACCAAATTCTTTTACCCATGAAGTGCTATCTGTTGGAGCGGTGCCTTCGCCAAAAACAAAATCTCCGAATGTTTTTATTATAGAAGATCCTGAACCAAGAAATCCTTTATATAAATCGTAGTCGTCTCCTGATAAAAATTCTTCTTTGGTTATTGAGGTTGTATATACATAATCAAATACAGAAATGCCTTGTGCGGAAAGTAAGCCAATTTTTTCTGGTATGGATGTCGCATCTGTGTCTACGACACCAATAACCTTATTGTTTATTGATATCTTAAGAGCAAGAGCTTTTTTTGTTCCGCCTTGGGGGACCGACCAGTTTGCCTTTATGTCAATCTTATACAGCTGGCCACCATTTATATTTGTTATTATTGTGCCATCTGCTTCTTTTTGTGACGTTATTAACTTTTCTGGTATGCCTGCTTTTATTTTATAAAAATTAACATCTCTGTATCCCTTTTCTATGTTTGCATTTTGTGAGGTTCCTATTGTCAATAGGTATCCATCTTTGTTATCAGCGCTTAAGCCAAATGCTAGTCCAGCTATTGTTGGCTGATTGCCTGTTGGCAGCTGGGAAGCTGGATCTATTCTGTAAGGGAAATACATGTTTGTTCCAATTGCAAAGCTATCATTACTTGTTGGAGTTACGGTACCAAAAAACTTTACTTCTTCTTTAGGAGTAACTAGTCTATAAACTGTATTTTTAACTGGTATCTTTGGAACTGCATCCTTGGTGGCTGGGTCAGTGTTTGTTTTTAATTCAACTTCTGGTGCAGTAATTGTCATCATTGATAATGGTATAGAAGCAAGAAGATTGTCAGGATTATTAATGTACTTTCCGCCTGCATCTTTTTCAACTAAAGTTTTCTCTAGCTTAAAGACTGAGTCGTCACGAACAAAATCTCCCGTTACAGTGTTCCACTTTCGGCCTTCCCATTCTAGCTTAAGGTCAGTAGTAGACACTGGGTGTCTTAGTAGAGCGTTGTTAAGTGTGACAGCTCCAAAAGCATTCCTAGTCTTTATTCTATATTGCCCAGTAGGCTCAAATGTATTTGGCTGCCCTAGGCCTTTATATTTTTGTACATCTGCTTCTGATGTTATCCATTTCTTTTGTACGACACCATCTAAATCTTTATATTGATATTTAATTGCATCATATTCAACAATTTCTTTGTCTATAACTAGGTAGCCAGAGTATGAATAAAACTGCTGCTCTATTCCAGATATTACAATCGGCTCTAAATAAACAGAACCAAATTGTGCATAGTCTTCTGATCCTACAGTTCCTTCTGTCGGGGCGTCAACTTCAAGAGTTTTTATTAAAGCTGCGGCACCTAGAGTAACCACTGGTGATTTATACATGGGGTCTGCATTAATTAGGTATGAGGAGCTTAGCTGTGGGCTGTATAAAACTTTTATACTTTTTACAGATGGAACATTATCAATAGATATAGAAGATATGTTTGGAAGATTGCTTCCTTTTGCATCATATCTAAATGATGCTTGAGGTAGCTTTGTTGGAGAAAACATATAGCTTCTTGGATAAAATTGAAGCTTATCGTTTTCGTCAAATATTGCTACGGTTTGAGTATCTTTACATAAATCTTGAATCTGTTGCCAAACCGTTTTTTCTTTATCCGTATACCAATAAAATGGTGTTACGGTATCTTTGCTACCTTCAGGTATGTTAAAGTTATAGTTTGTAAATCCAATTGAATCTAGCAGTCTTCTAATGATTGCAACTGAAGACATATCTTTTGTTACAATGTCTGGCGGCTTGATATACTGGAGCTCTCTTGCTCCATCTAACCCAGAAATATTTATTTCTCCAAATTCATCAACAGAATAGGAGTCTAAATAGAATACGCCCAAATTTATTATTTCCATGTCTACTCTTACGTAGGGCCTTATTGTAATATTCTTATATAAACTTATTTTGTCTTTACTAAAAGATTTAATTTTATCGTAATGATCGTAGTTTTTGTCATAAGCGTTTAAAGATAAATTTATTGAGTTTGCTGTGACATCTCCTACTGGAACAAGGCCATCAACTTTGTCTGAGGAGTTTGCAGATATATTAAATGATTCTGTTCTTTCTGTTACATCAATAACATATCTAGCCGACAGCTCTATGACTCCGACAAATGCGCCAGCAATACTATTCTTTTTAATTTCTAATTCTAATTTATTTATATCAATAGACTTAGTTGTATCTAAATCTGCAGCTACAGTTGTCCATGCTGGAAGCCCATTGTAGTATACATTAACAACACCATCTGCTGGACAATCTGTTCCGCTATATATAGTTGACTTAACTCCAGCGGCATTAGTTACTTTTAAATTCCATTCAGTTGGAATGGAGTGAGCTGTTTCAAATTTAACTACAATTTTATTACATGCAGCTTTTTTATCTACTGGGTAGGTAGCGGTTATTATACAATCAGATAGTTGCTTTGATGCATTTGATGCAAGAGATACCCAATATTTATATGGAGCTTGAGAGCTTGAAAAGTATAGTCTGCTTGGAAAAGTTTTTTCTGAGGAGTATATCTTCTGGTCTCCGACATTAGATTTTAATGTCGTGCTAACGCTTGGATCTCCATCAATCATATATTGTATTCCAGAGCGCTTTGGTCTTCTTGGATCTATTATACTAGTTAGCGGGAATATTTTTTCAAATGGCTTGTAGGTGTATCCATTAATAGTTTTTGATGCGTATGCGGCGCCAGGAGAAGCTGCTATAGATTTTGTTTCAATCAGATCGTTCATGTTGTATTCTAGGGTACAGCCATTTGTCATCTTAATAGATGTGTTTGTGTTTAAATAGCTAAGCAGCCCAGGTGATCCAGTAATCATTAAACTTCTTCCAGTGTGATAGATACATCCCAGAATTCTTGTGGCACTGTCTGACCATTCATCTTTACATTTCTTTTTCTCATAGTAAAGCTAGCTGACGTGAATGACATGGTCATAGTTATGTCTCTTGTGGAAACTCCATTTGGAGAAACCTTTACTTTTATAATACCCTGTCCTGCCGTTTCATAAAAAGTTTTAATATCCATTGCTCCCCAATGGCCATCTACCGTCATCAGTGAGTCGCTTGGCAAATCCATCCAGCTCACAGACAGAGTATCTTTATCAGCAATAAATATTTTTCTAAGTGTTCCATTGGACATTCTTTGTGATTTTTCAATTCTTGTTGTGTCTAGAGTTGCGCCTGATCTATTATGCTCGCTAAGGGCCTGCCAGGATGTTACAGCTCCAACTGTTTTTTCAAAGAATATAAGTGAGCCTACTGGCAAAATTAATGCGGCCATTACTTAATCCCTACAGTCATTGCTGGACCAGACATTGCAGCTGTTCTAGCGTTTAGGCTACCTATTGCCGTAATTGTTTTTTGCGTTACCATATTTGACAATTGATTTATATCTCCATCGAATCCATTAATGTTATTTGTAATATTAAATGTTGCTCCACCCATTGTAGCATTATTAGCATTTGGATTAAAGGGGTTCATGTTGGCTGGAATAACTGCCTCATTCTTATGAAGCTGTGCAAGCATGTCTGCGGGTACGTTATTTATTCCAGAATCAAATTTAGGAATATTGAATGAAGACATTTTAGGGGTTTGGAATCTTCCGTTACTTAGTAGGCCACCTGTTGCACCTCTAGTTATATCATCATCCCAAATGTCTTCGTCATCAAACATCGACTTTGTTTTCTTGCCACTTACTTTAGGAGTTGGGTAGTGTCCATTTAGTGCTAAGAATCTAAGTGAGTCTATAGTCACTGGGTCAGCGTAATCGTAACCACCTCTTTCTCTAATTTGTGTCTGGAATCCGCCAGGGAATTCTGCGTATTGAGGTGAAGATCCCTGATGCTGTAAGAATGGAACCTGCATGTCTGACGCTATTGCTTTTACATGCTCATCAGCCCAATTGCTGCTTAATGAATGTCCAGAAATATGTACTGGTCCTCCCTCAATAGCAAGCTTTTCTTTTGCTAGCTGTATAGCAAGCCTGTCAATATATTCGTTTGGCGATCCCATTTCAAGAAGTTGAGTTTCTCCATAGCTTCTCATCTCCGTCATAAGTTTACCATCTTTAACTACTAGCTTTTGTCCCTGCATATACATCATGTCAGCTATTTCCTGAAGCTGTTCGCTTGAATATGTCTGCTTGCTTAAATGAAATATTTCATTTGTATTTGGATCTTTTGCTACAATTGGAGGAGTCTCTCCGTCTTTAATTACCCCTCTTTTTATTAATTCTTTTGCATATGCAATTTCATCTGTAAATGGAGAAATTATTGCAGTAGTGCCTTTTGGAAAAACAAGAGCCTCTCCTGGACTTCTTGACCACCATGTATCAGTAGGATTCATGCTGTAAGGCTTACCATTTGCACCTATCATTCCATCAAGTGTACTAATTATTTTAGTGTTTGCTGGGCTCCATTGGCTATATAGGTGATCTGCTACCGATCCATATAAAGTAGTGTGTACCGTTGATCTTGGTACAGCAACATCACTTCCCTCTAAAGTTCCAGTACCACGTGGTAGCTGGCCTTCTCCTACTCTGTAATATCCTGCTGGTTTTATAACGATATTTCCATTTGCATCATATTGAAGTGCGTGAGATGTTGAATGAATAACTGGGACTTGGTTTGGCTCTAGAGGGCCTTCGTGTCTTATGTTTGAGAAGCTGGCAGATGCTCCTGATTTATCTTTTGCAATAATGTCATCTAAAATTGTTTTTTTGATATTTAGAGCTGAGGTTGCTGCTTTGTTTCCAGAAAGATGTGCTATAACTAAAGCAAGTCCCTCTGTATCTATTGTTGAAGCAATTTGGTTTTCTTTATTTACATAAGAAGACGCTGTCATAAAATCAAGAAGCTCTGTCTCTGCTGGACCATAATTTTTATTTTTAAAGTTATTTAAAAGATTTATTAATGTTTTATCTTTAGGCTTTAGCTTTAATGCTGCCTCAATTAATCCTTGTGGTGTTGTTGGAACAATAAAGAGTGAATCATCTACTGATGTTAAGGAGGATAGGTCTGAATCTGATATCTCTGTACCTCTTCCACTACGAGATTCTTCTGCTCCCTTAAATGTAAACCTAGTTTTATCTTTACCAATTGTAAATGCCTTGTATGCGTCTTCTCCGACCTGTATGCTTTCTTGACTAAAAATTGAGTCCATTGCTTTGGCTGCGGAAGTAGATTTATTGGCTCTTATTGCTGTTCCAAGTTTACCAGCTGTGCCGAGTATCGGAATTATTCCAAGTAGATCTGCTGCAACACCCAAAGATTTATGTCCAAAAATTTCTGGGCTAGTATTATTTTTTAAATTAAATGCTGATGTGTACCCAGTTATCATTTGAAGAGTGCGTAATGCAGCTAAATCTTTTTCAGACTGGGTTGACTTTGGTGGAGTTATGTTTGTTTTAAACTGTTTGCTAACTCCAAATCCAAACATTCCTTCTATGATTGATGAAAATGCATTTGCTGGATTGAATCTACTAAAGAAGTTACCAGATTCATTATTATGCTTATGTCCAACTAGTCCGCCCTTGTGGAACATTAATGGGCCAAATCCATAAGCACCATTACCGATACCGCCCATAGATGCTCCAGAGCCCGCATAACGCATTGGATCTTTATCAATACCCATTCCTGGACCACGATATTTACTTGGCTGCTCAGTCATCTGATGCCAGTAATCTGATTGTTGTGGTGTCTTTCCAGTAAACTTAAGTCCTGGAATTTCTGTTCCGCCCCAAATATCTTTACCCTTAGACGGATTGTATCTTAATTCTCCCCATCTTCCAGTGCGTGGATCGCCAGTTGGTTTTCCGTTGCTCCAGTAGTTTGGAAGATCAGGACGCCATGGGAAAAATGGAAGCTGTTGTTTTTGAGGCTTTTGTTTTCCAATTGGCCCTCCATCGGCAAGCTTTTCAGCGTTAAGTGCATCAAAGGTATCTACCCCGTATCTTCTTACAGCCTTTTCTTTAATTACATACTCACCATTTGAAAGATACGCTGGAATAGAATCAGATGTGCCTGTTCCTGGACCAGATATCTTTCCTCCGTCTTGGTAAGACTTTACTGGTCCGAGCCCTCCTGGAAGTGCAGCATACCATCTACCCACAACTTTTCCACCCCTCATAACATTTCCAGTAGCCGTATATGTCAATTCACCAGAAACATATTGTCCTTTTCCACCATTTGCTTTAAAGAAATCACGTTGAGCTTGCTGCCAATCTCTAAATTGTTTATTTTGCATTGTGGTTAAAGGAATTACATATTCTAGACCACCACTTGGTGCTCCAACTGGCATGGAATCATAATCTTTTTTGCTAATTTCTTTTCCAGACTCAGTAAAATATTTGAATGGCTTATCCATACCATTGCCTGTAGTCTTACTTGGGTCAGAAATTTTGTCAGGGCTGGCAATTTGTCCAGGTGAAGTTAAAGCTACGTCTAATTTTTTACCATTAATAATTACATCTCCATTAACAACTATACCGTTTTTAATAAGAGAAGTTTCAAGTGCGGCCATTAATCCTTCTGCTGCCGCTGTTCCAGGTTTTCCAGTTTGTGGGTCTACTGGATAAGGTTTAAGATTAACCATTGCGGATTGTGCGGCTGTGGTTATTGCTGCAATCATGCCCTTGGCTTCATCTGTAGTTTTCCATTTTGCAAGATCGTCTTTATGAAGATCAATTGCAGTTCTATAATTTGCCATTGCTCTAATAAGAGTGTTAACTGCACTTTCTTCTTTATCAATTTGCTCTGTAAGATCTCCAAACTTTTCAGCGGCTAATGCTGCTGCGTCTGCCACATCCTGTTGTTTCTTTTGTATTAATTCAATTTGTTTTAAGAGAGGAGCATTTTTTAAAGTTGTAGCATTTTCAATTGCTTTAACTTGAGCTTCATACTGCAAGTCGCTTTGTAGGCCTTGCATATCAAGGCTTGCCTGTTGTGCATCTGCTGTGTTTCCTGTAGCAAGTGCGGCTTCGTACCTTGCCTGGGCCTTTGCAATTTCTCTTGCAATATCGCCTTCTTTTTTAGCAGCATCTAGTGCTTTGATTCTTGAGTCAGCTAGCTTGTTGTTTGCATCTATTTGTTTTTGGAGAGCAGCCAGTTTATCTCTGTCTGATATTTGCTGGGCTGCACTCTGGCCCTTCATTGCCTTTGTATACTTTTCTTGAAGTAGCCTTAATTTATCTATCTTTTCGTAATTAGCTTTTAAAAATGTTACTCTTCCAACATTCTCAATTGCTTGAGTTACGCCCATATTAAATTTATATACCTGATCAACTTGAGTAGCAGACAGTTCACGCATATCAAGATTAAATCCTCTTGCAATAAGTCTTTGTTTTTGTAAAAGAGATATATTGGTGTCGTGTAAAGTGGCAATCTCAAACAGAGTTGGGTTTGTTTTTTCTAATTCATCAAGTGTTTCTTGGCTTATAGTTTTTTGATATCTTTGCTCTTTTGATATCTTTTCCAGAGTTGCTAGCTCTGTTTTTAACATTAAGTCTTTTTTGTCTGCTGTGCTAATAAACTTAGGTGCTTTTTTATCTCCCTGCGCTTTTTTAAGCGCAGCCTCTTGATCTTTTTCAATTGCATTAAGCAGTGCCGCATTAGCTGTAGTTAAAGCATCTGCCTGCTCAGTTCCATCTCTGCCTTCATGAACTGCTTGGTTATATATCTTTATGGCAGCGGCGGCTGCTTCTACGGCTGTTTTAATTTGATTGAATCCGTCTGCTGAAACTGTATACAATGCAGCATCTGATGAGAAATTCTTTGAGACAGTATACATTGCATAAATCTTTTTTGTTGCCTCTTCAGAAGTCATGCCCATTCCGATAAACTGTGTTTTTAATCTTTCCGCTAATCCAAGCTGGTCGTCTGCGCTAGTCTTATCAATTAGTTTTATCTGGTCAGCAAACTGATCTTTTACTGTCTTCTTTAGTTTTTTAAACTCAGCAATTGTTATGTTTAGCGGTGTTCCAGAGCCTGTCATGCTCTGATAAAGTAATTGATTTTGTTCTCTTGTAGCTTTAGCTGTTTCTACAGATTCTTTTAATGACTTATTAAAATCTCTAAACTTTAAGCCTGCCTTTTTGGCAGCCTCTTCTGTCATTCCATAGCCTAGTGCATTTAAGCGCATGCTTTCTGTATTTGCATCCCACCTATTTTTAAGGAACATTAATGTGCCGACAACAAGTGCTGCACCTACATTAAATCTGGTTAGGCCAAATCCTATCTTGCCTACCATCTTTCCAAACTTTGTTCCGCTTGATTCTGCCTTTACTAAAGCATTTCCAAACTTAGTAATCTCTCCTGGGTTTTTATTTGATAGTGCTAGTGGGGTGGTCATTGATCCTAGGCCAACTTTTGTCAGACCCTTACCGATCATTCCCTTGCTTGAACCGCCACCCAACATGGGGCTAAGCATCATTGGTAGCATAAATCCAAGCTGCTGAATTATCATTGCTACTGTTTCATTTGCAACTTTACTGGCAAGGAAATTCGCTCCAGCCATAGCAGCTGTTCCCATTGCTATCTGTCCGCCAACACCATATCCATTAGGTACTATTCCCCCTGCGTTTCTTGGAACAAATATTTCTGGTCCTTTTTCGCCGACTATATAAGGTTGGCCTGCATTTACTGGTCCACCTTTTTCTCTTCCTTCTAGTTTAAATATTAATTGTTTTAATGCATCAGTAATTGAAGTGTCTTTTTTAGATTCCCAATTTGCAAACTTCTTTCTAAGTATTTCTCTATCTATTTGAGAAAGAACTTTTCTTCCAAGAGGATCGGACAAAGTTGAAGATGCAGCAGATCTTATTACGGTATCCATGATATCTGGCTCTAGCGCTTTTATTAAATGGCCTTGTGCATTTTTTGTGTATCCATATGGCATTTCTTTTGCAAGTTCGCCTGCTAGCTTGTCGTAAAGAATTCTTTGAGTTCTCTTTGTTAGCCCTGTTGATGCAAAAAGCTTTTCGGCCATTCCAATTTCTAAAGAAGTGACTCCCCAGCCACCAGTTGAGTCTTTACCAAATCCTGCGCCAATTCTGTGAAGCGCTTTACCTTTTGTGATTGCTCCAATTAGTCCGCCTAATATAAATCCATTTTCTGGTGTTTTAAAATCATTATCTGAAAGGCTCGCTGCATGACCTCGTTGCCTACGCTTTAGTTCGTCCGCTGCTGCCATCTTGGCTAAGGCAGCTGGAGTCATGGTTTTTTCTGGTGCTATCTGCAATGAGGAATGTATTCCATGAAGATCTCTGTAGTTTTCTCTTCTTGCGTCTTCCATTCTTTTAATCATTGCATTATATATAATTGCTTCTTCTTCATTTAAATCAAATCGACTTATTGTTTGCTTTAATCTAGGAAGCATCGTGTCAATCTCATCTAACATTCTTTGATGATACTGGTCTGCGGTCATTCCTTTTGGAATGCCTACAGTTGCTTCAGCAAAAAATCTCTTAGCTCCGCTACCCTTTATACCAAGCAAATTCATCATTGCTTGGTGCTTAAATGAATTCATAGATCTTGAGTAGTCTCTAACTCCAGATGCTGTATCAAATACGCCAGAAGCTCCTCCGTCAGCAACACGGTCTGCTCCCAAATTGCCTCTTGCTAAATCTTTATCTCCACGTAATGCCGATGCGGCTAACTGCTTAAAGTATTGATTTTCATCAAATTCTTCAGGCATGTCTGCAAATCTTGGATCATACTTAGACTCTAATGCTAATACTTTTCTGCGTCCCAATGGGTCTGTTGGGTCTTTAATTACAACAACTCTTTGTTCTGGGGCTCCTAAACCAATTCCCCTAGTAATTTCGTTACCTCTTGATTCACCAAGTGCTCGTTTTTCATCAACAACTGGCTTAACAAAAAACTTTTCTCCATTTCTTGTGTACACTCCGCCAATGCCGCCAACTGGAAAGCTATGACCTTTGTCGTCTCCTTTAAGTTTTTCGTCGTAAACGGTTACTGGGTTTCTACTAAATCTAGAGTCTGCGACTGCTTTGTCTGCTCTCACCATAGCATCTCTTGCTGCTCTTTGAGCCTCAACTTGTTTAATTGTCTTAGGCATTCCAAGGAAAACTGTTCCTCCTGGGAATAATCTTTGTGCAACGGTTCCACCAGAATTTAGTTTCTGCTTTGACAT